GTCAGCTTCAGGACCGGGCACAGAAATGGCGTCGAGCGCGGCAGGCGCAGCGGGTTCGGAGAGGGCGGCAATGTTGCTGAGTTCGTTCAGCGAAATGGTGGGCGCCGGAAGGTCCTCGCGGGTGATGCCCATGCGGGCTTCTGCGTCACTCTTTGCGAGGGCATCGAAATCCTTCGACACTTCGGCACGGGCAGCGCGTTCTTCGGGGGTGCGGCCCAGATCGCCAAGCAGATCGCCAAGACCACCCGTGAGACCGGTCACGCGGGGGCTGCTGCTGAGAGACGACAGGGCAGTGCCGGCCATGATGCTGGGGATGGCGGCGGGACCCGACAGCAGACTGAGCATAGTCGTAGCGAGGCCGGGGATTTCACCGATGCTGCGAAGGTCCCGCGCGAGGCTGCCCGTGCTAGGCGAGAAGGGCACCGCGTCCGGGTTCTGGACATAGTAGCCGCCGGCAGGCCCGCTGATGGTGGTGACGCCGGGCGGATTAGGAACAAATGTGACTGGAGGCAGGCGGAAGTCACCGCCCTCGCCACCGCCTGCCGTGGTAGTGGTCTCGACTGCCATGACTGCGCGGGGGTCGCCTTGGCGGTAACCGAAGAACAACGGAATGTCGCCCGAAATACCAACGGTATACGGGTCAAAGGAACCGAGAGCGGGAGGCGTGTATACGCGGATGGATTCGGACATATGTCGGCCTTCTAGCGCGTATTATATCATAGGCTTATTGGAAAATAAACCTAGCGAACATCGACGAAGTTGCTGGATTGGAGGGCCAACAGCAGCTTGCCGACGACGTTTGTCAGGGCGGTGACTGAGGGGTTCAGCATGTCGACGGTCAGGGGTGCGGAGACGGTGCCCTGCACGATGAACTGCGGGCGGGATCGGCGGCCCTGGTCGAAGAGGTCGCTCTGTTCAAGGACCTTGATGAGTTGGTTCCAGACGTCGCGGGAGGAGGCGTCCCAGTCGGCGGGGGCGGCCGGAAAGGTGCGAGAGGAAATGCGCCGGGTCATCGCAGGCCGTCAGGTTCGATTGCCATGCGGAACTGGCCCATACGCCACGGCGTGTCGTTGACGGTCGAGGACTGGATTTGGATGGCAAGTTCGCGGCCGCGCAGGCGGGTCGAGACCTTTTGGGTTGTGCCGGTCACGGCGAAGGGACCCTTGGTTATGACCGGGCCGCCCGGGTATTTGCGGGCCTTGAGGCTAACATTGAGTGTGCCGCTATAAGGCGTTCCATCTTCAAGGTTAGCGAAGTCCGGGACGAACTTGTTGATGAACAAGATGTTGTCGCCGCTGTCTTGGTCGAAGTAGGCGCCTTCGAGGTTGGCCGCCAAGGCAGAGCTATCGGCAGCATAACCAGATTCTTGATAGTACAGGTTGGCGGCGTTGTCGTCAATAGCCAACGGGTAATCGAAGGTGTTGCTGTCTTCCCAGACCGTGCGTGCCATGGTGCCGATGGTCCAGTGGCGTTCGCGCGTGTTGTAGATGACGTAGCGGTCGTTCTCGCCGTTCGGCGAATCCTTCGAAGCGTAGAACCACATGACCTCGTCGAAGGTCGAGTTGGTTGCCGCGTAGATTTTGTCTTCGTAGCGCGGGTCCAAGTTATCGTATACGAACCGTAGGACGGTGCAGGCCAGCGGCTGAAGGCGCCCGTCATACTGGAAGAACTGGCCGCTAGGCGACATCCAATAGAGCGTGCCGCTGTACTCGACGGCCGCGTTGCGGGCGATAACGCCGCACTGTTCGCCGACGGCAGTGAAGCCGAAGACGTCGTTGCCGCCGATATAGGACTGGATGTAGAGGTCGTTGTCAGTGAGGATGGCGGTCTTGTCGCCGATGCGATTGACGGCCCGGATTTCAGAGCCTCGGCTCGGAAGCGGGTAATCGCCGGCTGTATTGGTCGCGGTGGGCGTCCAGTCGGTGAAGTCTTCTTGCGTACACCAGCGGATGAGGAGGGGGCTGTAGTTGCCGGAGATGTCGTGGGTGCCGTAGAGAAGGACATGCCGGGCTTCGGAGGCAACGCGCACAATTTGGTTGACAGAGGGCGCCGCCGTTACTATAGTGAGTCGGCTGGTAATGTTGGCACTGGTTTCCCAGTACATGAGCGGGCCTTTGGATGGAACCGCCAGGATGTCGGTGCCCCACAAGTCAGCGGACCAAAGGCGCAGCGGATCGGAGACGGTGCCGAAGGGCGTACTCCAGCCGAAGTTGCCGCCCCAAGGGCCGGTGCCCCAGCCTGAGCGAGGAACAGTTGAGATGCCGCCAGCATTGTAGCGGAAGCGCAGTGTGGTCGAGCCGCCGGTTGCGACGGAAGTGGCAGCCGCTGTGACTCCAACGTCGACCGAGAAGCTGTTGGCGTCGACGACACTGACTTCGAACAAGACTTCGGTCGAGACGACCGGGTTGATGAGGATGTTGCCGCCGATGGTGGTGCCGGCCGAAACGATGCCGACGAGGGTTTGGTCAGTCAGGCCGTGCGCCGAGACGGACACAACGACCTTGGTCGAGCCGGAGGTGGTGGACAGGATGTTGGACGCCGAGACCGACGCCGTGATGGGCGTGATTTCGTAGAAGGTCGAGAGTTCGCTGGAGAACAGGCCGTTGTGGGTGGCGATGAAGACGGCGGCCTGCCCTAGCTTGTTGCGAACGGACGTCAGGTAGCGAGGGACGCCGAAGATTTTCGGGTCCTGCGAGGCGTCAATGGCGCGCTGCCAGCCGCCCATGAGTTCGGGTCGGCCGAAACGGAAGCGCACTTTGTCGGCGTCAGTCCAGAAACCGCCCGCGTCAAGTTGCGTCTTCTCCTTGATGACGCCGACGCCAAATTGTAGTTCGGTCAGCTTCTGGTCTTGGAGACTAGCGGACATTCGGTCTACTGCGCTTCCAGTGCAGCCTTGATCTCGTCGGGCGTCGTCGCCGCGTCGATCTCGGTTTGCATGACAGCGTACTTGGCCCGGATGGCAGCGCGAGCCGCTTCAGCGTCAGCCTCGACCACGCCGGGGATGCGCTTGGCAATTACCTCGTCATGCGGCGCGAACTCAGCGGCGCGCTGCTGGCGACGGATATCGTGTGCGATCTGCTTCGCCTTGTCCACGTTGATACGGATCATTCGACGTACTCCCAGGCGCCACGGAACGTGCGGTCAGTCGGGATGTCAGCACTGCTGACAATGCGCCAAGGCTTGCCGGGCGGCACGTCCTTGGCTGCAAGGGCTTCCAGAGTGTTGCCTTCTTGAGCCAACCACTCAGGTGCCGGGATGATCACGGCAACGCCGCCGTCGTCGGTGGGGTAGATGATGCGCTGATCGGTCATGGTTCGTCGCTCCTATCAGCGGAAGATCGCAACCGACATGCGGTCTTGATCTGCGTATGTGCCATTATTTTCACTTGTATCAATTTCGACCGTAGATGTTGAGATAGTTAGATACCAAGCCGACGTGCTGTTCGGAATGTTTGCCCCGTGCCCGACAAGGACAGCGAAATTAGTGTCAGGCATGGCAGTCGTCAGATTTACTGTGTATGTGCCAACGCCTCTGTCCGTGATGCTACTGACGTTGCCGCTGCCCCTGATCGCCACCGTGCCGGTGCCATTCCAGTTCACCCAAGCCCGACAGCCGAAAGCCGTGGCGACGGAGCCGTAGCCACTGTTAAACTGGAGGTCCCCAATATTGTCGACGCGCATCCGCACGTCGCCATTGGTGATGACTGCAAGTGTGCCACCTGTCCCAACGGACTGAAGGCGAACGTCATAATCTTCGGCGCTTGCGTTCTTGAAGTCTATGTACGCATTGCCAGCCGCGCGCGACACTTCGATGGCGCCGTTGTCCGAAAGGATGGAAACGAAGTCGTCAGTGCCGGTCTTAAACAGGCCGGTGCCGGCCACTTCCAGCTTCTGCGTTGGCGACGACGTGCCGATGCCGACGTTGCCGGAAGCGTCGATGACGAAGGGCGTGCTGTCGGGATTGGCGCTGTCTTCGACGACGAAGGCGTTGCCGCTGCCGGTCTGGGTGATGCGCAGGGTGGCGGCAGAGGTGCTGGTCTCGACAATGAGGGGGTTCGAGACGGTGCCGCCGTTGAATTCCGGGGCGACCTGTATGCAGGTGGTGCTGGTAGCGACAGCAAAGCTCGGCCCGGACGCGGGCACAACAAAGCCGGTGCCGCCCGACTGCTTGAGGGTGACGGTGAAAGCGCCCGACGTGTTGTTGATGACGGTGTAGGTCTTGGGCGAAGACGGGATGATGATGTTGCGGTTGCCCGTCAGCGTACCGGACAGGACGAGGATGGCTTGGCGGGCTTCGTCTTCGGCGCCGTTAGCGGTCGACAGGGTGTAGTCGCCGGAGCCGGCCACGTTGAGAGGGGCAGCGCCCGCAATGGCTTCGGCCAGCAGGTCGAGGTTGGTGTTGGTCTTGATGCCCCAGGTGGTGGCATTTTCGCCGGTCGCCTGTAGTTCGAGGCGAAGCAGCGGATCATATGTCGAGGGCATTACTTGCGTTCCTCAAGGATGCGTGTTACTTTGTCATCGATTCTATTTAGCACAACTGTCAGCTTATTTTCAAGATCGGAGACAACCTCTCGCGTGGCAAAGTCCTTGTTGACTTGGGCGACGTGATTGTGGTGAAGCTCCTGAATGTGTTCGGCTTTCTTTTGCACGGCCGAAATCTCCCGATGCAGATAGGCGCCGTAAGCCAACAAGAGGGGCCACAGAAAGGTTGCGACGAAGTCGAAGATAAGCTTAATGTCCATGTGAGGCTCCCTAACTTGGGCTACTCAGGGAGGGGTTCCACGTCACTTGCGTAACTAGGATGTTTGCGCCGTCTTCGGTGAGGAGGAAAGCGCCGTTTTCTTGGGCAAGATAGTAGTCGAGGCTCTGAAGGGGGCGGCCGTCGGGAACCTTGCGCGACTCTAGGCGGGGCCGGGGCGGCCTGTTCTGCGGATGCTTGCGGAGATCGTAGGCACCGTCATAGCAGGAGGAGCAAACGACGAGGCCAGTGGATTCCTTTTGGAGTTGCCGGCGATAGTACTTCTGTCCACACCTATCGCACAGCGACCAGACTTGCATCGCCATGATTACGAACCATAATTGGTCTGGTCAGGGCGACCATCGGGAACGGGCTGGAGTTCGCGGCGCGGCTTCGGCGACTTGTTTTGGGGGTGGCTCTTCTTGTCGTAGAGGCCGTCGAAGCAGGAGTAGCAGACTACGAACTTGGTGGTTTCCTTGCGCAGGTCACGCCGCTTGTAGTCGAAGCCGCACCTGTCGCAGACCGACCACATATCGAGGACGGACATTAGGGCGTGCCCCCAAGGGTATTCTCAGGCGAACCATTGTAGCGGTTGACGGCATCGGAACGGCGCGCCCGGCTGGATTCATTATTAAGGACGGCCAGTTCCTCGTCGAGGATGCCCTTCCAAATAGTGACAGCGGAGGCATTCTTGGTCCATGCATTGGCGTAAAGCATGGCTGCGGCGAAGAAGGCCGTGTCGGTGTAGGTCGCGAAGTAGTTGGTCGGGTGCGCCGAACTCAGGATCGTGACGCGCGGAATGTACTCGACGAGCGCCGTGGTGTTGGAGTGGGGCGTCGGAGCCAGATAGATGGAGGCGTTGTCCTTGGGCGCATAGTACTTGACGGGGGCACAGGAGGTGTAGTCCGGCCAGTATGCGGTCAGGAACTCGTTGTTCTGTTCGAGGAGATTGTTCCAACCGCCCGTCGCACAGACTTGGATGGACTTGAGGACGAGGAGGTCGGAGGGCAGGGCCAGGGTACGCGAGGAGGCGCTGACCGAGACTTCCGTGAAGGTGATGATGTTGACGGGATCAAGGCGCCGCTGAAGGTGGGACTGGGCGCGCTCGATGATGGAAGGCAGAGCCGAGACGAACTCAGCCGAGTCTTCCTCCATGTTAGCAATGATATCATTGGTGAGGGTGGTGTAGGTGTAGGGCATCAGCGGCCAATCCTGATGTAGATTTTGCCGCGTTCCCGGTCCTCACGCATGGCGTCCTTGATGGCCCGTTCGTATTCAGCGCGCAGAAGCGCAAGGCGATTGGCGTCAACGCGGGTACCACGGCGCAGGCCGATCCAGTAGGCGAGACCGTAGACGAGGGCGGGCATGAAGCGGCGCGGCACATCGACATTGTCGAAGGCGCGCAACGTGGACTCAGCGTTCTTCTGAATGGTAAGGACGACCGTGTAGGTCTGGTCGGGGACCGGCCACAGGTTCATAACGTTGGATGCCCGGCGGCGATCCCACCAGTAGCGGGTCGGGCGGCCACTCTGGGATTTGGTGGGGATTTCGGCCCAACGCTCATAGCCGTCGCGCTCCACGAGGATGTCGGTGCTGGAGGTGCGGATGCTAGCGACGAGAACGTCGGAGATTGTTTGGTCAAAAGTCAGGGAGGAAACGGAAGCCGAGACAGGAACAATGGTAGTCTCGATCTTGTGGAGGAGGACGTTCTTGTTCTGAAGGTCCGTCAACATGTAGTCGAGGCCGCGCCTCGCGCTGATCAATTCGTCAGCAAGGACGGGCCCGCCGCCAACCATCGCGGCAGCATCCTGCAAAAGATCATCGAACGTAGGGTCGAAGTTGGATGTGCCGCTGGTTGCCACGGTCGTTACTTTCCGTTACACCACCCCGTAGATGGTGACAAGCGGGCCGCCGCCAGCGTAGGAGGTGCGGACATACGGAACGTCAAGATCGAAGGGCACAATGGCCTGCGTCACAGCGGCGGTCACCTCGGCGAAGGCGATCCACGGGCCAGCGGTGGTGGGTGCGGCTTCGAGGAAGACGGACGGACCCGCAGCGGCGCTCTTCTGGACAAAGAACGTGCGGACCGGCGTACCGTCGAAACGGTAATCGAGGTCGATGGCGGGGCTCGTCGTCGTTGCCGAAGAGGAAACTTGGAACGTGACGAGGCGAATGGACTTGATGGCGGGCATGGCGCGCTCCTATGGCAAGGAAGGCAGGACCCGCCGAAGCAGACCCTGCCGTACCTTGTTAGCCAATCACGACGTGGACGATAACGGAGCCAGCCGTGACCGCCGACGTGTCGATGGACACGATAGCCTGCACCGTGGTATCAGCCGTCAGCGGAATAGCATTGGCCGAAACCTGGGCGCCCGTACCAGCGTAGGCGCGGCGACCGGCCGTGTTAGCAGTGGTCGCAGCGTACAGGATGCCCGTCGACGTCGGAATACCCACGCGGATATTCGTCGTGTCGTTGTTGAAGGGCGTCACGACGTCCAGCACGCACTCATAGAACGTGGAGCCGGCCGGAGCGACAAACAGCGGAACCGTGGTAGCAGCCGCCGCAGTGCCGGTCTTCGCCGTGTTCACGACCACCGAGTAGCGGCCGGGCACCCGCGCTTCCACGAGGTTGACGGGCTCAGGACCCGGCGGCTCATGGTTGCGGATGTTAAGCGGATAGCTAAAGCTAGTCATCTGATTCTCCTTTGCGATGGAGGAAAGGGGGCCGAAGCCCCCAATCCATTAGGTGGAACCAGACGAACCGTACCACTGACGCCAGTCAGACCAGCCGAAGCTGTAACGCTCACGGGCCTTGTAGCGCATGTTGCCCGTCAGGAAGTCCACATCGTCCTTCGTGGCGAGCGGGGCACGCACAAACATCTTCGTCCCGTTCGGCACATCCGTGCGGATGAACCAAGCGTTCGGGTCCGTAAACCGGTGGTTAACAGTGTAACCACGGGAGAACAGGCCCATGTCCTTCAGAGCGTTCGTGTCGTTGTCCGCAGTGCCGACTCGGAGGTCCGAGAACAGAATGCGGTGCGCAACGAACTGGTTCTGCGGCGCGATGTGGAGGCTAACGGCGCGGGCGCCGATCAGCAGACCACGGTCGTCCTTGGTCAGGCCGATGTTGATC